CATTATTGGAACTTTTTTTATTTCTTAAAACGGTAATATTTTATGCTAAATGCCCTTGCGCACATTCGCTCGGGTTCATTGGCAATCGTTGCCAGCCACCAAACTTTTTCAATCCATTCACGCTGCTCTGTTCTCGCTCTTGCCCACTCCAAAGACAAAATGACTTCCAAAGGATGATAGTAGCCTAGCTCCGCTATTTCCAAGCATCGCGCAATGGGCAATCGCAGCTTGCCTTTGCGGTATTGAGAAATAACGGATGTGCTGACTTGCCAATATTTTGCTAGTTGATAGTCGCTTTTGAAGCCTTTTTGTCGCTTGATGATGTCCAGCCAGTTGTTGATGTCTTGCATGATTTCTCCCCTGCTTTTGGCATTTTAATGTGTGTGTGCCTGACAAAATAGTGAGAGATTTCTAGCGATGTTTGGGGCTGCTCGGAACGCAAAAGGCAGCCGTTAGGCTGCCGTGCGTTCTTCCTTGTTTAAGATGTAACAACTCAATCGGTCGTTGGCTTTTGGGGGTTTTTCAGGCTGCTTTTTAGATTCTCCGTATTGCTATGTTTCCGTTTTCGTCCAGCATTGCTTTTTCAAGTGCTTCATCTATGAGTGCGTGAACAAGCTCGCTGTCTCTTAATGGCTGTTTGCCCATGTGAACAAGTCTTTTGTTGAATGTGATTGCAAGCTGTCTAATTTTTTCCTGTTGGCTGTCTTTTATTCGCAAAGTTTTCATGACTTTTCTTCCCTTAAAAAACAACATTTTGACATAAATGGGCATGTATACAAGTTTTTTGTGCTTGTGTATTTGCATATATGCGTGTATGTTATTCGCATAAATAACATGTATACATGTGATTTAAGGAGAATGAACATGAGCAAAACCAGTTTTTTGGGTGTTGAGGTATGACGGTTTCAGCATCCAAACCAGCCTATTCCTTTACTGCCAACGTGCAAGCCTTCGTGGACCATTTCGGGATTGAGAATTGCGGTTTTTTGACTTTGACGTTTAGCGAAAAAGTCGATTGTGTGCATGAGGCTTCTCGGCGGTTTAACAGTTTCAGGACAAATTTTTTAAGTAAGGTTTCAAAGGGGTATATCGGCGTTTACGAAAGGCATAAATCGGGGGTGATTCACTTTCACTTCGTGGTGGCTTTTCTCGGCAATATTTTTTCGGAAGTGCGTGGCGGTGCGGTGGTGTGTTTTGACCATGAGGCAGTAAAGAACAAACGCTTAAACCGCAAACAACGTTATGCCAGCGCGAATAAGTACCTCAAATCCCTGTGGGCGCAGTTCCGCCAAGCTGTTCCCAAATACGGCTTTGGCGACAAGTTCGGCTCGCAAATCCTCCCCGTGTACAACGGCAAAGGCATTGCAAGGTATTTGGCGAAATACCTCACAAAGGGGATTTTGCATCGTGAAGCGAGAGACAAGGGCTTTCGTCTCGTGCGCTCCACCAGTGGCAAAGCATCGTGGCAGTGGCGTGTGGCTTCAAGCGTGTTTGCGTGGACTTCTGATTCGGCGAAAGAGTGGCGGCGGGCATTGCAAGATTTCATCCTGTGCAAGACAAACATAGCTCGCTATCGTTTGGCGAAGTACGCGCATCGTATGCCAGCGCGCTATCTGGGCGAAGTACAAAAGCTCGCAAGCATGAACGAAACAAATTACAGCGAAGTGATGGGCGCTCTGTATGGGTGTAATTGGTGTTATCGGGCAAAAGACAAGATTTGGGATGATTTTCAGCTTCATAAATATGAAGCCGTGCAAGAGTTTTTTTACTTTGAGATGGCTGTAAATGGTGTGCTTAAAGTGAGTTACAACCCAATGACGGGGGAAGTTATAGAACTTTGATTTTTATGTGTATTTTTGTTTGTTTTTTGATTTTTAAAGGAAATTTGACTATGAAAGAACGTGGTTATTTGTTGGGTGCTGTTCCAAGATTTCGTGAAGCTTCTCAGGGTGTGAAAGGTTTTGACTTCTGTCTTGTTACGGTTGCATTTTCCAATGGTTTAGGTGGTCTTGTGGGGGTTGAGTATGTTTATGGCAAGTCCTCCAATGATGCTAAGGCTGTGAATGCTATCGTTTCTAATGCTGGGGGTGTGCCTGTGGCTGCTGAGTTTGATTTGTCTCAGGAACGTGATTACAAAACGGGTAAAAACGTTTTGCGCCTTAATAATTTCGTGGTTCTTAAATAACCGCCTTGCTCAGGGTTTTGGCGGTTTTTACCCACATTCTCCGATTTTTAAACCGCCTAAGTTTTATGCGGGAAAGCCTGTCGGTGTTCCTGCAAAGCGTTTTCCCCGCCCGCGATATAAGCGAGTGCTCGCAGCGCAAGCGCGGGCGGGGAAAAAGCGTTTTAGGGAACTTTCGGGGGCGGTTCGCTTAAAACGTTTCTTTGTTTGCCTCCATAGGACTTTTATTATGAAAAACCAACTCAAAAAACTGGGCATGGCTATTGTTTTAGCTACTATGCCTCTTGCTTCTTTCGCTGCTGATACAATTGACCCAGCTCCGCTGGTTGAGGGTATCAATGCGGGTAAACCTGTAATTCTCGCCGTGGGTGCTGCCATTTTTGCCTTGATTGGCATCTTGGTTGCGCTGAGTTTCGGTAAAAAAGCTTCTCGCGGCTAATCGCTTTTGGGCAGTCTTTTCAGGCTGCCTGAGTTTTTATCATCATGGCTTATTTACAAAATGGCGTTTGTTACGCTGATGTCGTTCTCGCAAAACGGGATTTCGTTAGTCGGATTTCCGATGTTGCTGCTCGCTCTGATGCTGTGGCTGCTCTTAACCAAATGACGGATAGGCAGTTGGCGGCGTTTTTCCCTGACTGTATGACTTCGGCGCAGTTTTTTAACCTGTTTTTTAAAGAGATGTTGGCGATTACTGTGATTTTGATTGTGTTCTCCTACGCGAAAAGGGCTGCTTTCTTATGACGGGCGATTACTTACTGGCGGGCATGTCGGCGTTGTTTATTTGTTACGGATTGTTTGAGGCTTTGAAATGAAGAATAGATTGTGGGCTGCCGTTGCGATGGTGGCTTTTTGTTTGCCTGCTTTTGGCTTTGTGGATACGAGTGGGAAATATACGGCTAATCCTGCTCCTGACGTTGCGCCGAATGTGAACAAACCGGGTAGCGGTGGTGGGTCTTTTGGTGGTAGCGGTGGGGGTAGTAGAACGCCGGATATTATCCGTCCTGATTTGGGTGGTGGTGCGGGTCCTGTGCAAGGTATTCCGTCCATGCCGTTGCCAAATGGCGGTGCGGGAAGTGCTGGGGCGGGTGCTGGGGGTGGAACTTCGGCGGCGGGGGCGTTGGCGGGGCAGCTTGGTGCAAATGCGCGGCAAGCTGCGGGTGCGGATAAGGGCGGGGATAAAGGTGGCAGCGGTGCGGGTGGTGGTTTGCCGACTGGCTCTGTGCCAAAAGAACCTTACGTTACTGACCAAGCGTATTTAGCTGCTCTGCGTGAATGGGGTAAGCGGTGGGCGAATTATTTTAAGAGTTTGACTGAAAGTGAACAAGCTGTTCAAACGAATTTAACAAAGAAATTGGCGGATTGTGTGATGCTTTATGGTGCTAGCAAAGTTGGTAAAGAGTGTTCGGACGCTGCGATTAAAGAAGCAGAGTTGGAAAGGCAAAGAATTGAGAAACTGCGTTCGGATGGTATTGCGCGGGCAGCAAAGGAAAAGGCTGCGATTGATGCCATGAAGCCGCGTCCTGTGCCTGCTGTGCCTGTGCCTGATGTTGGCGCGGGTGTAGGTGGTGGTGCGGGCAATACCTCAACCAACACAACCACCACTACGACAACCACCTCAAACAATACCACCACCAACATAACTCACAACACGACAACGAATAACAACACGACGATAGAGAACAAATTTGAGGATAAAAACGACATGGAGGCATTTTGTAAAACTCATCCCCAAGCTTTGTCCTGTATTACCACCAAAGATGCGAAGTTTGATGACAAGAATGAGGATGTAAAAGAGGAGAAGCCTAGTAAGGATTTTTCCAAATTCAAGGTTACAAATTACTTTTCAGGGGGTGGTGCGTGTCCTGCGGATGTGTCGGTGAATGTGGGGATTTTTGGCTCGTTCGCGCTGTCCTATGGCTGGCTGTGTCGTTTGGCAGCCATCATGCGTCCGCTGGTAATCGCGTTTGCGTGGTTGTCTGCTTTGTTCATTATCGTTAAGGGTTCAAGGAGTGAATGATGCCTGCTCTGCTTGGTTTGTTACGTGCTTTCGGTGTTTGGCTTATTGAGAGACTGGGGAAATATTTGGTTGGGCTGGGCGCATTCGGTGTGGCGTATGCGGGGGTCAATGTTTTAATCAATCAGGTGTTTCGCTCGATGCTGGCAAATATTCAGGGGCTGGGCGACGGCTATCAAATCCTGTTGATGGCGGGTGTCGGGGAAGCGGTCAATGTGCTGTTGAGTGCCTGCGCTTTTACGCTGTCCATGTCGTTGTCTGAAAAGGTGGTTAAATGATTTACTTGATTACGGGTAACATGGGAACGGGTAAAACGTCTATGGCGTTGACGTGGGTGTTGGATAACAAGTTTGAACTGTTTGAGGATGCTGAGGGTAATAAGCGCCCTATTTTTGCCGTGAACATCCCTAATATCAACAAAAAGGTCTTGCCCATCGCTGATGTCTCGCCTGAGGATTTTATGGCTAAACCGCTTCATGAGAACTTTCCTGAGGGGGCGGTGATTTTTGTGGATGAGGCGATGGAGATTTATCCGCCGCGCGCCGCGTCCACTAAGATGCCTGTCCATGTTGAGGGGTTGAATACATTGAGGCATCACGGTTTGACGTTGATTTTGATTACTCAGAACCCTGCTTATTTAGATCCCTTTGTCAAAGGGTTAGTCAGTAAACACATCCACGTAGAGCGCAAGCAACTCGGCTCGCGCCTGTATGAGTGGAATTACCTGCAAACATCGTTTTCACGAGCGACGCATCAAGAAGCCTATTCGGAGATTTACAAACCGGACAAGCGTGTTTTTGATTTGTACAAAAGCTCGTCAAAACACATCAAGTTTAAAAAATCCCTGTCGTGGTATTGGTATGCGCTCGTTATCCTGCCGTTTGTCGTGTTGGGGGCTTTGTATTGGGCTAAATCGTCGTATCAGAATTTAGGAGGTCAAGATGTACAACAAACGCCCGTGGCGGCTTCTGCGCCCGCGCAATCGGTGGCTTCTGGGGTGGTTACAACGGGGCTTGAAAGTTTTACTGAAAAGCCTGCTATGGCGGCTTCTGAACCTGAAAAAGTGATTGTGGGCGGTGATGTAAAGGATTATGTGCCGCGTGTGCCGTCGCTGCCTGAAACCGCGCCGATTTATGATAATCTGCGCAATCCCGTCAACATGGAAACAGTGGCGGGGTGTGTGAAATCAGTATCAACGTGTAACTGTTATACCGAACAGGGGACAAAGGTCTACGCAAGCAAAGAGATGTGTACCTATTGGGCGGAAAATGGGGTTTTTCAGCGGTATAGGTCTGTTGAATCAGTAACGCAAAAATTGGGCACCTAATAAAATGAAAATACCTCCTTGCGAGGTATTTTTGTTTTATTCGGTGCTGCGGGGGTGCGGGGGTGGCATTCCCGCTTGGTTGATGTTTGGTGTGTTTGGGGAAAAATGCAGTTTATGGGCTGCGCGGCTCTAACTGTTCATAACTGTTCATTATTGGAACTT